CGAAGATCGGCAAGAGCACCTTCGCCAGCCGGTTCCCGAGCGCCCGGTTCTTCGAGTGCGAACCGGGCCTCAACGAGCTGGAGGTGTTCAAGATGCCGACGTACACGTGGCCGGACTTTCTCGCCGCGTGCAAACTCATCGCCGCCGGCAACCACGACTTCAAGACCATCGTCATCGACACGGCGGACAACGCCTTCAAGTACTGCTCGGAGTTCATCTGCGGAAAGCACAACATCGAGTACGAAGGCGACCTCGGCCACGGCAAGGGCTGGGCGCTGGTGAAGAATGAGTGGCACCGCGTGCTCACGCGGCTCGCGAGCTTGCCCTACGGCCTCGTGCTGATCAGCCACGCCGTGGACAAGACCGTCGAGACGCGCACGGGCGAATACACCAAGACGCAGCCGAGCCTGCCTGATCGTGCGCGGCACGTCGTGCTCGGCCTCGTGGACATGATCTTCTACTGCGACACCGTGCCGCGCAAAGACGGCGACGGCAACACGGTCGTCGACCGGATCATTCGCACGAAACCCCATCCCACGTATGAGGCTGGCGATCGCACCGGCCGACTGCCTGAATCCCTCCCGCTGAACTTCGACGCTTTCGCCAAGGCGTTCGCTTCTCCCTCGTCCAAACCCTCCAAGTGAAAGGACCCTGCAGATGACCACGACCAACGAACCCAACAACGGTCACGACCACACCGCACCCGACAGCCCCGGCGCGTTCGACCAGGACGCGTTCCCCTCGCAGGAGAACGCGCCGCCGTCCGACCTCTCCGCCTTCGACGACGACTACGCCGAGGTGGAAGCGCCGGAGTTCGATGAGGTGCCCGACGGCAAATACCAGGTGCGTGTCCACACGGTGAAGCTCGCCCGCAGCCAGAAGAACGACCCGATGATCAAATGGGACACCGTGATCATCTCTGGTCAGCACGCCGGTCGACACATTTTCAAGAACTCGGTGATCACGCAGTCGTCGCTGCCGTTCGTGAAGGCGGACCTGCAGACGCTGGGCTTGAAGCTGGAGAAGTTCAGCGAACTGCCCAACCACCTGGACGCACTGCTCGACCTGACGATCGACGTGACCAAGCGCACCAAGGGCGAGTACGCCAACGTCTACTTTAACAAGCTGCTGAACATTCCCGCCGGCGGGGATCACAACGGCGACGGGATCGACCTGTCGAAGGAACCCGCGCCCTTCTAACCCCCGGACCCCAGCCCTGTGTCGTGGGGCCGCTCCCGAAAGCATGCGCTGCACCGCTGTAAGTCTTTCGGGGCGGCTTTTTCCGGGCACGGACGACCAGTCGCATCACGGATGAACCACGCCATGAGTTTTCAGATTGTCATTGATACACGTGAGCAGGAACCGTATGGGTTCACCTGTGACACAGTGAGCCGCAAGCTCGATGCCGGCGACTACTCGGTCGTCGGGCATGAAGACGCGGTCGCGGTCGAGCGCAAGAGCCTGCCCGACTTCGTTCACACCGTCATTCACGACTTCGACCGATTCGCCGTCGAGTTGATGAAGCTCGCGGCGATGCGATGCGCGTGCGTGGTCGTCGAGGCTGATCTCGACACCGTGCTGCGCGGCCTGGCGGCAGACAAGCTGCGCGGTGCATCACCAGAGTCCGTGCTCGGTGCGGCGCTGTACGTGGCGGTGCGCTACCGCGTGCCCGTGTACTGGTGCGGCAGCCGCCAGGCGGCGTGCGCGTTCACCGATCAGTTCCTGCGCATGTTTGTCCGGGAGGTGGCGCATGCCTGAGACCATTCGTGGCACCATCACGCGCGTGTACCACAGCGGACCGCAGTTCTCCGCGGGCCTGCTCGACGCCGACGACGGGCGGCGAGTTCGTTTCTGCGGCAAGTTCTGCGCGAACGACGGCGACGTGGTCGCCCTGGTCGGCTCGTGGACGCTCGATCGCAAGTACGGGCACCAGTTTACGGTCACGGCGCTGCGGTACGACCTGCCCGACAACCTCGACGGTTTGGCCAACTACCTCGTCAAGCACCCGGCGTTCGTCGGCATCGGCGAGGCCACGGCACGCAAGCTCGTGACGCACGCCGGCAGCGCCGACGCGCTCGATCGCATGATCCGCGAAGGTACGGATGATCTGCACGAGACGCTTCGGATTCCGCGGGCCACGCTTGACCGGCTGCGCGACGCGTGGATCGCCAACAGCGCCGAGAACAAGGTCCGCACATACCTCGCGGGCTTCGGCCTGACGCACCACCAGATGAACACGCTCATCGGCGTGTATGGCGACGCCGTCGTGAGTGTGCTGCGCGCCGACCCGTACAAGCTGATCCAGCACGTCAAGGGCTACGGCTTCAAGAAGGTCGACAAGATCGCTCGCGCGGCTGGCGTTGCGAAGAACCACTCGGGCAGGATTGAGGCTGGCCTGATGTACTGCCTGACCGAGCAGATCGGAAGCGGGCATACATGGACGGCGGGCACCGACCTGATCGAACAGGCCAACGACCTGCTCGTGCTCGACACGCTCGACGCCCACGACCTTATCAAGCAGGCTGGCGCACGGTTGTTGGAACGCGCCGACATGGTCGCGGACGGGCCCGCTGTGACCACGCCGTACTTCCTCGAGGCCGAGCAAACCATCCGGCAGACGTTTGATCAGCACGGTTCAGCCGATTGCCCGTTGATCACCGGCGCTTTCGATCCATCGAATCTCAGCGAACAACAGGTTGAGGCGTATCGGTGCGCCATGCGGCATCGGATCAGTGTCATCTCCGGCTTGGCGGGCACGGGGAAGACGTTCGTCGTCGCGCGGCTGGCGCAGACATGCCAGCGGGCCGATCTGGTCGTGAAGCTGTGCGCCCCGACGGGCAAGGCCGCCAAGCGCATCGAGGAGTTGCTCCGCGCGAAGTATCGACTGCAACTCGAGGCCAGCACCATCCACCGCATGCTGGAATACAACGGCACCGGCTTCGGCATCGATGTCGTGGACGCCGACGTGGTGATCGTCGACGAGGTGTCGATGGTCGACGTGCCGCTGATGGCGAACCTGCTGCGGCGCATCGACTTCAACCGGACACGGCTCGTCCTGGTCGGTGATCACAACCAGTTGCCTCCGGTCGGACCGGGCAACGTGCTGCGCGATCTGGTGCAGCACCACCTCGTGCCCACGGTCGTGCTGGACAAGGTTTATCGCCAGGCGGGTGTGCTCAAGTGCAACAGCACCGCCGTGTTGCGTGGTGAGGTCCACCCGACCGAGATGGATGACGAGACGCGCTGGATCGTGGTTGACCAGTTCTCCGACGCCCAGCAGATTCAGTTGAACCTGCGCGACCTGATTCTCGAACGTCTGCCGTCTCGATTCGGGTACGACCCCATCCGTGACGTGCAGGTCATCACGCCGACGCACAAGGGGCCGCTGGGCACCAAGGCGATCAACGAAGCGATGCAGATGCTGCTGCAGGGCCGCGTCGAGAAGAAGTTCTGTGTCGGCGACAAGGTGATCCAGACCAGCAACGACTACGAGCTGGGCGTGATGAACGGCACGATCGGGTTCGTCGTTGATGTTGCCAAGGCCGGGTACACGATCGCGTTTGACGGCGCAGGACCAAAGGTTGTCGAGGGAGAGCGCCTGTCCAACGTCATGCTCGCCTACGCGCTGACGGCGCACAAGGCGCAGGGCAGCGAGTTCCCCTGCGCTGTCGTGCTCTGCCACAAGTCGCACTTCTTCGCCGACCGTAACTGGCTTTACACCGCCGTCACCCGAGCGTCACAGACATGCGTACTGCTGGGCGACCGCTGGGGCCTGCGCAGCGCCGCGAAGAAGAACAACGTCATTCACCGTCGCACGTTCCTGAGTCGCTGGGCGTCCGCCGTGCAATCGGTAGTCCCGCAGGAGGTGACGTGCGGATGAACGGGACGCAGTCGATCACGAACATCGAGGCGATCGTCGCCAACACGCCCGACTGCCTGAAGCAGCGCCCGCAGTGGGTCTGCTGGAAGTACGTCGAGCGCGACGGCAAGCCGACCAAGTGCCCGGTGAACGCACGCTCGGGCGAGTTGGCCGATTCCACCGCGCCGGATACGTGGGCGTCGTTCGAACAGGCGATCGCCGCCGCCCAAAGCAACGACCACCTCGCCGGCGTCGGGTATGTGTTCGCGGCCGATGATCCATACTGCGGCATCGATCTCGACAAGTGCATCGACCCAACCACCGGCGAGATCAAGCCGTGGGGCCAGCGGATCATCAGCGACGTTGCCAGTTACACCGAGGTCAGCCCGTCCGGCACCGGCGTGAAGATCTTCATCATGGCCGAGAAGCCGGGAGAGCGCTGCCGGCGTCGCTACGAGGACGGCGAGGTCGAGATGTACGACCGCGACCGATTCTTCACGGTCACCGGCGCGCGATGCGAAACAGTGCCGGCGACCATCGAATCACGCCAGGACCAGCTCAACGCGCTGTACGTCGAAGTGTTCGGCCCTCCGGAGAAGGCCGAGGAGACGGCCAAGCCCACAGTTCCGTCACCGTCTGACAACGGACACCTGGACGACGGCGAGATCATCCGACTGGCAAGCAACCGACGCAACGGTCGCGGCGAGAAGTTCGCGCAGCTGTGGGCGGGCGACTGGAACGCGCACTTCAACTCGTGGAGCGAGGCCGACTCGTCGGTCGTGTTCACGCTCGCCTTCTACACGAAGGACGCCGGGCAGATCGACCGCATGTTCCGCGGGTCGGGCCTGATGCGCGACAAGTGGGACGAATACCACGGCGAGCAGACCTACGGCCAGATGACGATCGACAAGGCGCTGGCCAAGGTCACGAAGCAGTACACGCCCCGCACCCGAAAGCGGAAGTCGGGCAAGAGCGGCTCACGTAACAGGTTGACGCCCAGCGGGCCGATCAACGGCGAGCCCGCCCCGGGCACGATCGATCCGACAACCGGACGGCTCATTCTGTCGACCAAGCGCACGCTGCCGACGGCCGAATCCTTTATCAAGCGATTTCACCGGCACGCAGACGGGCGCACGCTCCATCACTACGCCGGAATGCTCGTCGCCTGGCGGGACAACCGCTACGTCGAGATCGAAGACGACGGGATGCGCCACCGGCTGCTGCCGTGGATGCACGACGCGGTGCGGATGGTGCATGACAAGGACGCCGGCTGGGTGCCGGAGGATTTCCCGGCCAACCCGACCACGGTCAATGCGGCGCTCGACTCGATCAAGGCGTACACGCACCTGCCGGCGACGACAGTCTCACCCTCGTGGCTGGGCGACGCATCGGGCCGGCCCGTGGCCGCAGACGTTCTGCCGTGCAAATCGTCGCTTCTGCACCTCCCGGCGATGCGGCACATGCCGCCAACGCCGCAGTTCTTCACGGTCAACGCACTCGATTACGACCCCGATCCCAATGCCGGCCTGCCCGAGCAGTGGATCGAGTTCCTGCAGGCGCTGTTCGACGACGACATGGAGTCGTGGGATTTGCTGCAGGACTGGTTCGGCTACTGCCTGACGGGCGACACGTCGCAGCAGAAGATGCTGCTGCTCGTCGGACCCAAGCGCAGTGGCAAGGGCACGATCGGGCGTGTGCTGACGCATCTGGTCGGGGCGGGCAACGTGTGCGGGCCGACGACCACCAGCCTCGCGGGCAACTTCGGCCTGCAGCCGCTGATCGGCAAGTCGCTGGCCGTCGTCTCCGATGCCCGGTTCAGCGGCGACAGTATCCACGCGGTGGTTGAACGCCTGCTCTGCATCAGCGGCGAGGACACGCTCACCGTCGACCGCAAGCACATGACGTCGGTGACGATGAAGCTGCCGACGCGGTTCGTGTTCCTGTCCAACGAGCTGCCGCGTCTGAACGACGCCTCCGGGGCGCTGGCCGGGCGCTTCATGATCCTGCGGTTGACCGAGAGCTTCTACGGCCGCGAGGACAAGGCGCTGACGGCGAAGCTGCTCACGGAGCTGCCGGGCATTCTCAACTGGGCGATCGAGGGCTGGCGTCGCCTGCGGGCGCGCGGGCACTTCGTGCAGCCGTCCAGCGTCGAGGACGCGGTGCGGGACATGGAGGACCTGTCCAGCCCGGTGGGCGCGTTCGTGCGCGAGCGCTGCGAGATCGGACCGGGCAAGCGCATCTGGGTCGGCGATCTGTACGAGGCGTGGAAGACCTGGTGCGAGCAGGAAGGCCGCAGCATGGTCACGACGAAGCAGACCTTCGGGCGCGATCTTTCTGCCGCCGTACCGGGCGTCACAAGGCGGCGTGCAACGGGCAACACGACGTTCTACGAGGGCATCGGTTTGAAGGAGGCGCTGTAATGCACCGAAATCTCACGCCGTTGTACCTGCTTGTGTTCCGTTGCACTCCGTTGCGTTCGATGCCACAACCACCGTCGCGCACCGTCACGAACCGTCACGACGGTTCACATTGCACGCACGCGCGCACGGCCGCGCGTACGCGCACGTGCGCGGCCGCGAGGAGTACCAGGGCGCAATGTCAACCGTCGCAACGGTGCGCGACGGTACGGCGCGGTAGCCGGGAGGTGGCGCGATGACCCAGCAGCTCCCGCCCATTCCGCAGCGCGCGTATGCGGCCGACGACGCGCAGGCCCAGACCAAGCCCGTCTACCGGCCCAGCGATGACCCGCTGCCGTTCACCCGCAACGTCCGCTTCGCGGCGATCGACGTGATGATCCTGACCTTCGCGGCGCGGCGGCACGCCGAATGGCTGGCGTCGATCGGTGCGTGCCCCGACGACGTCGCCCGTCTCATCAGCGCCGACCTCGACGCCATCGCCAGGCTGCTCACGCCGCGGCCACCAATCGAACCCGTCCCGCCACTGACGCCCGACGTTGGCCCACGTTCGCAACCGGCCGCGAGGCCGAAGGACGCTCCCGCCTCGTTGTGGGACGCGACACGTGGCGACGTGGGCCAAACGGGCGGAGATCGCGCCGAGGGTGCCAAAGTGGCGCCCCCTTAGCAGGAGTAAGGGATGCGATTAGGTACTCCGAACGCAACAGATGAAACGAGATGGCGGCGGGAACGGACGCGCCGTTCGATTGAATCGCTCGCCGATGGAAAACAACCCCGGCCCCGGCCAGGAGACAAACCCATGAACCAGAGAACCTGCAAGCACTGCGGCGACACCGTCGCACGATCCAGCTGCGACATCTGCGACCGCCAGCCCTGGAATTGCTGCGCCGACTGCCACGCCGAGATCGCGCACGGCATCGTCCGCGACCAGAACGTCCACTTCGTCAGTGGCGGCGACGCAACCCACGACGAACCGTCGCCGGCGTGGGAGAACGCGGTGCGAACCTTTGAAGACCGATCCTAACCCCGAACGGAGTCGAACATGAAGATCGTCAAACGCAAGATCAATGACATCCGCCCCTACGAGAAGAACCCGCGCATCAACGATGCTGCCGTCGACGCGGTCGCGGCATCGCTGAAAGAGTTCGGCTGGCGGCAGCCCATCGTCGTGGATGGCGACGGCGTCATCATCGTCGGGCACACGCGGTGGAAGGCGGCGCAGAAGCTGGGCCTCGAGCACGTGCCCGTCCACGTGGCGACCGACCTGACCGAGGCGCAGATCAAAGCGTACCGCATCGCCGACAACCAGACCGCGACCATCGCCGAGTGGGATTACGAACTGCTGCCGCTGGAACTGGCCGACCTGCAGGCGATGAACTTCGAGATGAACCTGCTCGGGTTCGCGGAGGACGAACTGGCCAACCTGCTCAACCCCGACGGCAAGGAAGGGCTGACCGATCCCGACGACGTGCCCGAACCGCCCGACGATCCGATCACGCGGCTCGGCGACCTGTGGGTACTCGGCGATCACCGTCTGCTCTGCGGCGACAGCAGCAGCGCCGCCGATGTTGATCGCCTGCTGGACGGCGCGGCGATCCACCTCGTGAATACCGACCCGCCTTACAACGTCAAGGTCGAGCCGCGATCGAACAATGCGATCGCGTCGGGCAACTCGTCGTTCAAGGGGACGCACCATCAGAAGTTCGATCTGCAGCGCCACCCAGAGAAGGCCAAGGGCACGCACAAGAAGATGCGGGCGAAAGACCGCCCGCTGGCGAACGACTTCGTGACCGATGAAGCGTTCGACGACCTGCTCGCCGCCTGGTTCGGCAACATCGCCCGCGTGCTAGCCCCAGGTCGTGGGTTCTACATCTGGGGCGGCTACGCCAACTGCGCCAACTACCCGCCGGTGCTGAAGGCGTGCGAACTGTACTTCTCGCAGGCGGTGATCTGGGTGAAGGAGCACCCGGTGCTGACGCGGAAGGATTTCATGGGCAACCACGAGTGGTGCTTTTACGGCTGGCGCTTGGGCGCAGGACACCAGTTCTTCGGACCGAACAACGCGACGGACGTGTGGTCGGTCAAGAAAGTCAACCCGCAATCGATGGTGCATCTGACGGAGAAGCCGGTCGAGCTTGCAGTGCGCGCGATGAAGTATTCGTCTCACACCGGCGAGAACGTGCTCGACCTCTTCGGCGGATCGGGCAGCACGCTGATCGCCGCCGAGCAGACCGGGCGGCACGCTTACCTCATGGAACTCGACCCGCCGTACTGCGATGTGATCGTGCAGCGATGGGAGCAGTTCACCGGGCGGAAGGCCGAACGGATCGCCGCAGCGGAAACTGCCGTGCCGAAGAAAACCTCGGTCAAGAAGACCGAGGTGAAAGAGAAGGTGAAGCGATGATCTCAGTACGGCAGGTCAGCCAGGTACGTGAACTCGATCATCGCGTCCTCGAACATGCAGGCCGACGCGGGGTAGTTGCGACGGGTCCGCGTGACCACGCACCCGCGCTCCTTCATGAACTCGAGCGCGACGTTCACCTGCGTGAACGGCAGGTCGAGCGCCTTGGCCAGCGGATCGAGCGTGACGCCCTCCGTGGCCCGCTCCTCGATCGCGTGGGCGACCTCCTCGTAGATCGCCCGCGTGCAGCGATGCGTGTAGGTGCGCCCGTCGGGGAAGATCACCTTGCGCTCGAGCACGCCGTCGACGACATCGAAGATCACTTTGCGTTCTCTGTGCCGGGTCGCCATCGCTCACGCTCCTTTCGCGAGGGTGAACTGGCCGCGATCGACCTTCGTGAACCGCGCGTCCTTGCCCTTGTTCTGAATCTCGCGGAGGATCGCGCTGTAGAGCGTGGCGTGCGGCGTGGCCGCGTCCGTGGACCAGAGCTTCTTCGCCGTGACCTGCTCGACCATCTGCTTGCAGTTCATCGGCTCCTTCGATTCGCCCAGCACCTGCACGGCCGCGTCGATCAGGCTGAGCTTCTTCGTCTTGGCCGGGGCCTTCTCTTTCGGTGCGGCCTTGGCCTTCTTGCCGGTGCCCGACGCACGCGCCTTCCGCTCGGCGGCGGTGAGCTTCTTCTTCACGGGCTGCTTCGCGGGCGTCGGGCTGCTCGCCTTGCCGCTGCTCTTCGTGCCGGCCTTCTTCGTGGTCTTCTTCGTTGCCATGATGCTGCTCCTTGTAGGAGGGTGAAAGAAAAATGCTCAGCGACATTCGCTGAGCAGGTCTTCGATTTCGGATGGCTCGCTGTTGGAGAGGAAGGCGAGCGTCTCGATCAGTTTCTCGCGGACGTGGCCGAGGTCACCGGAGTAGCCCCAGTCGTCCGGGCTTCCCTTTGCGTTGGTCTTGTGCCGGTCGAGTTCCAACTCGATCCAGTCCAACACGCGCGCGATGTCGTTGCGTCGTTCTTCGTAGGCTTCGTGGGCGGTTTGCTTGTTCGTGGTCATGGCGTGGTCCTCGTGGTTCGTGGTGATGGTTCAGCCCGCGAAGCGCTGAAGCTCGCGGTAGTAGTCATGGATCATGCTGTTGGTGCCGCGCGACCCGTCGCAGCGCTGCTGGACCTCCTCGGCGACCTTGAACAGTTCGTCGTCGCTGATGCGGGCGGGCAGTTCCCATGTCTTCCATGTCTGCTGCCCGTCGGCCACCGGCGCGAAGAGAATGCTGTCGATGCGAATGGTCGTGCTGCCGCGCGTTCTTTCGATCGCTACGTGGCCGGCGCTGCCTTCGAGTTCGATTCGGGTGGTTCGCATGGTGCTCCTTTCGTTGGGGGCGTCGTGGTTGGCGTCGCGTTCGAACAGACACATGTGAGCCATGAAATCGAACCCGCATCAAGGCCAGTTCCGCGATGTGGGCAACTTCTTTTCAGGTTGCTGTCATGACGGAAAACGCTGCTGAAAACACAGCGGACTCGCCCGCATTAAGGGATGTCCTTAGCCCGGCCACCATCGCGCCGGATGCACTCGCCCGAATGCTGGGCCTGCCCGCTGACGTGGTGTCCCGGCACATCGATGAGGGCGCGCCGGTGAACCCGGACGGCACCGTCAACCTGGTGCATTACGCCGCCTGGCTGAACACGCCGGCCACGGAGCAGGAGGGAGCCGACGTTGGCCCACGGAACGATTGACATCCGAAGCCTCACACCGACGCAGTTGGTGCGCCTGCTGAACTCCACGCCGCTGGGCGTGGTGGTCAACGCCGGCAAGGTGAACCGCCAGATGAACGAGGCGGGCCTGCGCATCACCGTTGGCGGGAACGCCCGGCGCGTGAATCTCGTCAAGTATGTGGCATGGCTGGCGCGGAAACGCGACGAGCCGAAGGCGGCGACGGTCGGCTACGAGGAGAAGCTGAAGCGCGACCTTGAGCGTCAGCTAACGCGCTCGCGGCAGGGCCGGGACATCGCTCCCATCCCGGCGGTCGTGGACCCGGCTCGCCGTGAACGATGCGAGTCATCGTTTCGCGTGTTCTGCGAGACGTATTTCCCGCAGGCGTTCCACCTCAAATGGTCCGACGACCATCTGCGCATCCTCGAGAAGATCGAGCGCGCGGTGATCGACGGCGGGTTGTTCGCGTTCGCCATGCCGCGCGGCAGCGGGAAGACGACATTGGCCCGCATGGCGGCGGTGTGGGCGGTGCTCTACGGCTACCGCGAGTATGTGTGCTTGATCGGCAGCGCCGAAGACCAGGCGAAGATGGTGCTCGAAGCGATCAAGCGGGACATGCTGGGCAACGTGCTGCTGCTGGAGGATTTCCCCGAGGCGATCTACGCGATCCGCAAGCTGGAGAACAACGCCCGCAAGCAGATCGGCCAACTCTGCGACGGCGAACCGACGTTCATCACGTGGTCGGCTGACAAGCTGGTGATGCCCACGATTCCCGGCTCACCGTCCGCCGGTTCGATCATCACCGTCGCGGGTCTGGACTCCAACATCCGCGGGCAACAGCACACGAAGATGGACGGCAGCATCGTCCGCCCGTCGCTGGTCATTCTCGACGATCCGCAAACGCGGCAGTCCGCCGCGTCACCAACGCAGACGAAACACCGCCTCGCCATCCTCAACGGCGACGTGCTGGGCATGGCCGGCCCCGATGTGAAGATTGCGGGCTTCATGACCTGCACGAAGATCTACCACGACGACCTGGCGGACCAGATTCTCGACCGCGAGAAGAACCCCGAATGGCAAGGCGAATGCACGAAGATGGTTTATGCGTTTCCGTCGGACGAGAAGCTGTGGGACCGATACGCCGAGCTTCGCGCCGAAGGGCTGCGCGAGGGCGACGGCGGCAAGCGGGCGACGGAACTTTATCGCACGCACCGTGAACAGATGGATGCTGGCGTCGCGGTAGCTTGGCCCGATCGGTACAACGACGACGAGTTGTCCGCGATCCAGCACGCGATGAACCTGAAGCTCCGCGACGAGGAAGCCTTCTTCGCGGAATACCAGAACGAACCGCTCACGGATCAGGCCGATGAGGACGTGCTCACGCCCGACCAGGTCGCCGCTCGGTTCAACGGCCGTGCCCGTCGCGTGGTGCCACAGGCCGCGACCTGCCTGACGATGTTCATCGACGTACACGACAAGCTGCTGTTCTACGTCGTGTGCGCGTGGGAGCCCGACTTTACCGGGTACGTCATCGACTACGGCACCTACCCGGACCAGAAGCGACGGTTCTTCACGCTGCGTGATGCGACGCGAACCATGATCGGCACACGCGAAGGGGCAACTGCTCCCGGTGTGGAGGGCGTGGTGCAGGCGGGGATCGAGGCGCTCGCCAAGGAGTACCTGTCCCGGTCGTGGCAACGCACGAACACGGGGGCGCTTTATATCGAGCGGTGCTTGATCGACTCGGGCTACCTGCCGGGCGTCGTCGCCAACGTCTGCCACAAGACGCCGGGCAGTGTGGCGATGCCGTCCAAGGGCGTAGGCATCCGCGCCGGCAACCGTCCCATGTCCACCTACCGCCGCAAACCCGGCGAGCGGCACGGTCACAACTGGTACGTGCCGAACGTCAGCCGCACGAGCGAGTTCCCGCACGTGCAGTACGACACCAACTACTGGAAGACGTTCGTGCATGCCCGCCTGGCCGAAGCGCCCGGCGATCGTGGGTGCCTGACGCTGTTCGGCAAGTCAGAGAGTGAGCACCGCCTATTCGCTGACCACATCGCCGGCAGCGAAACGTGGGTGCGCACCGAAGGCCACGGCCGGATCGTGCAGGAATGGACACCGCGCCCATCGCGCCCAGACAACCACTGGCTCGACTGCCTGGTCGGCTGTGCCGTTGCCGCATCGATGTGCGGCGTGCGCATCGGCATCGAGAAGGTCGATCGACCGGCGCGGCCGCGTGTTCGCTTGTCCGACCTTCAGAAGACCAAGAGGTGAACATGAACGACAAACCGCAAACCCCGACAAAGCCGAAGCCGAAGTCCAACTACGGCCTCGAATGCCGCAAGTGTGGATGCCATTACTTCCGCGTCGTCTATACCGAGCCGCGCAACGGGTACATTCTCCGTCGACGCGAGTGCCGACACTGTGGATGGCGGACGAGCACGCGCGAATCGTGAGCTTTGTGCCCCTCGACCTCCATATATGGAATGATCTTTCGCACGGCGCGGAAAGGCTATTGAACGGCGACGGGAACAGCGTATAAAGAGCATAGACAACCTGACCAAGCGACGGCCCGCGGGTGGTACCGCGGGCTGACCGGCCAAAACGACCAGGCCGTGCGAGAACCAAACTCGCGCGGCCTTTTCTTATGCGCCGCGACGGGTTGCCCGTAGCGGGGTAGAGCAGCGGACAGCTCGCCAGGTTCATTCCCTGGAGACCGCCGGTTCGAATCCGGCCCCCGCGATTTATGCCAGAGGACCTCGAAAACTCGATCCGCGAAAACGCCGAGGGGCCGAAGCGTGCCAAGGGCGACAGCGCCGAGATGGAGCAGCACCCGCTACCCGACCAGATCGCTGCTGATCGTTATCTCGAATCGAAGAAGGCCAGCCACAAAGGACTCGGTGTCCGTGTGACCAAACTCGTGCCCCCAGGTGCATCCTGATGTTCGGACTGTTTCGCAAATCCCGACCGCAACGAGAGGCCGACCGCCTGAGCGATCGCCGCGCCACGCGTGAGCGGCTGTTCGTTGCGCGGTTCGACGCGGCCACGACCAACGACGAGAACCGTCGGCACTGGGCGAACGCGGATGGCCTCAGCCCCGACGCCGCCGCGTCGATGGATGTGCGGGCGATCCTGCGCAGCCGGGCACGGTACGAGGTCGCCAACAACTCCTACGCACGCGGCATCGTGCTGACGCTGGCCAACGACGCTGTGGGCACTGGCCCGCGCCTCCAACTGCTCACGCCAGACGCCGCCGCCAACACGCGCATCGAGCGCGAGTTCATGCGCTGGGCTAAGGCTGTTCGTCTGGCCGAGAAACTCCGCACGATGCGCATGTCCCGCTGTGAGTCGGGTGAAGCGTTCGCCATTCTCACGAGCAACCCGAAGCTCGACTCGGCCATCAAGCTGGACCTCAGGCTCATCGAGCCGGATCAGGTCACGACGCCGTATCCCTTGAAGTCGCTGGACGACAACGGCGTGGACGGGGTCGTGTTCGATGAGTTCGGTAACCCCGTCGAATACCACGTTCTCAAGAAGCATCCCGGTGACAGTCATGCGTGGTCCGCCGGCGAAGAGTATGACCGCGTACCCGCCGAGGCGATGGTGCATCTGTACCGCACCGATCGGCCGGGGCAGAGTCGTGGCATTCCCGAACTGACGCCGGCGCTGCCGCTGTTCGCGCTATTGCGGCGCTACCGCCTGGCGGTGCTCACCGCCGCCGAGACCGCCGCCAACTTCGCGCTGTCGATCTACACCGATGCCCCGGCCAACGGCGAAGCCGACCCGCTCGAGCCGATGGACGTGTTCGAGATGGAGCGCGGCATGGGCATGGTGCTGCCGCAGGGCTGGAAGCCGGCGCAGATCAAGGCTGAGCAGCCGACCACCAATCACGTTCAGTTCATCGAGTCCGTCCTGGCCGAGATCGCACGCTGCCTGAACATGCCGTTCAATGTCGCGGCGGGCAACTCGTCGGGCTACAACTACGCCTCCGGGCGTCTCGACCACCAGACCTATCACAAATCCATTCGCGTCGACCAGGCGAACATCGCCGAGGTCGTGCTCGATCGCATCCTCAAGGCGTGGATCGACGAGGCCATGCTGGTCAGCGATCTGCTGCCCCTTTGGATGCGCACCGCGTCGTTCCACGAACTGGATCGGCAGTGGTTCTGGGACGGCATGGAGCACGTCGATCCGGCGAAGGAAGCGACCGCGCAGGCCACGCGCCTGTCGAGCAACACGACCACTCTCGCCGTCGAGTACGCCAAGCAGGGCCGCGACTGGGAGAGCGAGCTGCGCCAGCGCGCCAAGGAAAAGGCGCTGATGCGCGAACTGGGCCTGAACGAATCTGAAGCTGTTCCGGCGAGTACTCCCCCGGAAGGTCCAGGGGGCGAACCGGGGGTCACGGAGGACACCGACGATGAAGACGTTTGACCTCATCGCGTCTTGCCGCATCGCGGCCGCCACGGACGGCGACTCGCCGGAGCAGTCCAATGCGCCAGACTCCGGGGGGCGTCACCGTCGCTTTGAGATGACCGCCTACACCGGCGGCGCGATGGCGCTGGCGGGTTGGCGCTTCCCCGTTGTCGTCGACCTGGCGGGACTGAACGCCGGCGACCAGTCGCGGGCGATTCTGCTGGCGCACAACGCCGACGTGGACGACGTGGTCGGGCAGACCGATCGCATCGAGATCGTCGACGGCCAGTTGATCGCCACGGGCGACGTGCTGGGCGATTCCCCTCGCGTGCAGCGCATGCTGACGCTGGCGGACAAAGGATTTAACTGGCAGGCCTCGATCGGGGCACGCGCCGATGAGGTCGAATTCATCAAGGCCGGCAAGACGGTGACCGTGAACGGTCGCCAGTTCACCGGCCCCATCAACGTCGCACGCCGCGCCGTTCTCGGCGAGATCAGTTTCGTCACGCGCGGCGCGGACGACCAAACCTCGGCCCGCATCGCGGCCAACGCAACCGACACCAAGGAGACCGATATGGACTTCAACCAGTGGCTCGAAGCCCGCGGGTTCAACGCGGACGACCTCAACGACGCACAGCGTCAGTCGCTGCAGGCAATGTACGACGCCCCCGGAAACGAGCAGGCGGTCGAAACCGAACCTGACGACGGCGCGACCGCAACCGCTGTGGAAACCGACGATCCCGTCGCCCAGATGCGCGCCAACGCCGCCGCCGAGATGAAGCGGCAGACGCGCATCACGGAGATCTGCGGCGCGGACCATCGTGACATCGCCGCCGAGGCCATCGCCGAAGGCTGGGACGAGACGAAGACCGAACTCGCCGTGCTTCGCGCCTCGCGCCCGAAGGCACCGGCGGCGGGCACCGGCAGCGACCGCAAGCCCGATCACCGCGTGCTGATCGCCGCCGCATGCATGGCCGGCAGCATGCGGGATGACCGCCTGCTGGCGAACTTCGGCGAGGAGGCCGTGGAGCGCGCCGACAAACTGCGTGGCGTCCGCCTGCAGGAATTCTGCGAGATGGCGGCGGGCCAGCGTCTGCCGCGTTTCGATTCCGATGCCGGCGGCTGGCTGCGCGCCGCGTTCAGCACGCTCAGTCTGCCGGGCATTCTGTCCAACGTCGCCAACAAGATGCTGCTCGACGGCTTCAACTACGTCGAGGACGCCTGGCGTCGCATCTGCAAGATCGGCTCGGTGCGCGACTTCAAAGAGCACACGCGCTACCGCATGACCGACGACTTCAAGTACCAGAAGGTCGGCAAGGACGGCGAACTCAAGCACGGCGAAGTTGGCGAGGAGACCTTCAGCCAGAAGGCCGACACCTACGGCATCATGTTCGGCCTGACGTACCAGGACATCGTCAACGACGACCTGAGCGCGTTCGCCGACATTCCCCAGCGGCTGGGCATGGGCGCTGCCGAGGCGATCGCCGAAGCGGTGTTCGCGCTGCTGCTGTCCAACCCCGGCGGCTTCTTCTCCGTCGGCAACAAGAACTACAAGGACGGCGCGGACACCGAGCTGAGCATCGGCGGTCTGACCATCGGCGAGCAGATGTTCCTCGATCAGACCAAGCCCAATGGCCGACCGCTGGGCATCGCCCCGAGCGTGCTGCTCGTGCCGACGGCGCTCAACGTCACCGCGTCGCAGTTGATGAACGCGACGCAGGTGAACGAGACGACCACGGCGAACAAGCCCAAGCCCGCGACCAACCCGCACGCCGGCAAGTTCAGCGTCGTCACCTCGGCATACCTGAGCAACGCGACGTTCGCGGGCAACAGCAACAAGGCGTGGTATCTGCTGGCCGACCCGAACCGGATGCCCGCGATCGAGGTCGCGTTCCTCAACGGCCGACAGACGCCGACCGTCGAACGCGCCGACGCCGACTTCAACAAGCTCGGCATCCAGTTCCGCGGGTACATCAACTTCGGCGTCAAGGAACAGGACTTCCGAGGGGCCGTGAAGATGAAGGGCGAAGCGTAAACAACATCTGCGCGCCGATCACTGAACACCTTTGGCAACGGAGAACCATCCATGCTCACCCCCGTAACAGCACGATTCATTCACGACGGCGACGCGATCGACTACACGCCCGGCAGCGATGTGGCTGCGGGCGACGTGGTGGTCCAGGAGGACCTGATCGGCGTGGCCAAGCTCGATATCCCGGCCAACGCGCTGGGCGCACTGCACGTGACCGGCGTGCTCGACTTCCCCAAGGCGACAGGCTCGGGCTCGTCGATTCCCGCGGGCATCAAGGTCTACTGGGACGAGGTCGCCAAGCAGGCGTTCGCCCTCGGCGGCGGGTCCAGTTCCGGCAGCGAGAAGCTGCTCGGCAAGTCGGTCCTCGCCGCCGGCGAAGACGACGAGACGGTGCGCGTGCGCCTGACGCAGTAACCGGGAGGAAGCCGTGACGGACATGCTCAAGCGTGGTTCTGAGTGGTTGGAGCAGATGCGCACCGCGCACATGACCAGCCCCGTTGAGTACCAGCGAGCAACCGATCCGCCGCAGGTGCTCACGGTGAACGCGACGTTTGGACGGACGCGTTACGAGGTCGCCGATGAGTCGGGCCTGACCATCGGGTCGCACGTGTGGGATTTCCTGATCCTCGCGGACGACCTCGGATTCGAGCCAGCGCCCGCCGACGTGATTGTGGCGAACGGGCGCAGGTACGAGGTGATGAACCTCGGCCCGGACAGAGCGTGGCGATGGAGCGACGCATTCCGGCAGACGTATCGGATTCACACCAAGGACATCGGAGCGGACCCGTGAGCGACGGCGGAAATGAAACCATCCAGAAGCAGCTTGACGTGATCAGCGGCAAGCTCGATCGGCTTGATGAAGCGATCCGCGGCACGCACGGCAACGGCAACAAGCCCGGCATCCTTCTTCGACTCGATCGTCTGGAACAGAACGCCAGCCGCCAGGGCAAGCTCATCTGGATGATCGTTGGCGCGGCAATCACAGCACTGAGCACCACCGTCGTGATGTGGATCACGGGGTCCGGGGGATAAACGCATGAGCTTGGCCACGGACATCGCGGACGCCGTAACGACGGAGATCAACGCCTCGGGGCTGTTGCCCGTCGGCGTGACGGCGCTGCGCATGGTCCTGCCCGAGTTCGAGTTGGCGGACTTGGCGGAACTGAAGGTCGCCGTCGTGCCCAAGTCGGTATTGATCACCGGCAGCACCCGCGCGGCCAGTCAATACGAGATCGCGATCGACGTCGGCGTGCAGAAGAAGTTGGGCAAGGACCTCGATACGGAGGTCGCCACGCTGGGCACGCTGGTCGATCAGATCGCCGAGCACCTGCGCCAACGGGCGCTCAGTGCCACCCCCTACGCGACGTGGGTAACGACGCTTAACGAGCCGGTGTACGCGCCGGAGCATCTGGCAGAACAGCGTGTGTTCACCAGCGTGCTCACGGTTACCTACCGAGCAATCAAATGACCCCCGGCCCTCGGAGATAGGCATGTTCGGCTTCGAGATCACCAAGCTGTTCTTCGACAAGAAGGCGGTCACGAGCAAGACGGACCGCGCCACGCGGAAGGTGCTCAGTCGGTTCGGTGCCTTCGTGCGGCGCACGGCGCGCAGCAGCATCCGCAAGCGAAAGCGCGTCGCGCCGCCCGGATCGCCGCCGTCGAGCCACATCGGCCTGCTGAAGAAGTTCATCTTCTTCGGCTACGAGCCGGTGCACCGCTCCGTGGTGATCGGCCCTGTGCGGCTGTCGCAGAAGGGACGCGGTGAAGCGCCGGCCCTGCTTGAGCACGGCGGGACCGGCAAGGTGCAGAAGAAAAGCGTGCGATACAAGCCGCGCCCGTACATGGGGCCGGCGTTCGACAAAGAGCAACCCAAGCTGCCGGCCATGTGGCGCGACAGCGTGAAATAGCAAGGAGGCCCGACAATGCCGCAGACATTCCTGCTGGGCATGAATGCCAAGATTTATCAGGGGCCCGCGGGCACCGCCCTCGGTTCCCTGGCCGAGATGGACAACGTCAAGGACGTGTCGCTCACCCTCGAAGCTGGCGAAGCCGATGTGACCACGCGCGCCAACCAGGGCTGGCGGGCGACCGCACCGACGCTGCGTGAATGCACGGCCGAGTTCGAGATGCTCTGGAAGCCCGGCGACGCCGGCTTCGAAGCGATCAAGACCGCGTTCCTCAGTTCCACGCCGCTGCGTCTGGCGGTGCTCACCGGTGAAAGCGCCACCAGCGGCACCGAAGGCCCGCTCGGCGACTTCTCCATCACCAACTTCAGCCGCAATGAGCCGCTCGAAGAAGCGGTCATGGTCAGCGTGACCGCCAAGCTCGCCGAGTTCGAGGAGTGGGTCGAGGTCGCCTAAACCCTCGGTCATCGACTGATCAACGCATCCTTATAAGAAGGACACTACCACATGAAGACATTCACCGACGCGGGCGGGCGCACCTGGTCGATCACGCTGACGCTCGGCACCGCCATGCACGTCAAGACCAAGCTGGGCATCGACCTGCTCCAGCCGGAATCAGGCGACGATTCCGGGGGGCCGCCGCTGCTGACGCGGCTCGGCACCGACGAGATGCTGCTGGGCGAGGTGCTGTGCGCCATGCTCGAGTCGCAGTTCGAGAAGAACAACGTCACAGCCGAGGACGTGCAGGCGTCGTTCGATGGCCAGACGCTGCTGGCGGCGCAGAAGGCGTTCTACGAGGAGATGATCGATTTTTTCCGCTCACGCGGCCGCAACGATCGGGCCAAGGCGGTCGCCAAGCAGATGGCCATGATCGACGCGGCGATCGAAGCGATCGAGACGCGCATCGACGGGATCGACATCGACAAGACGATCGCTGGGGTGATGTCTGGCGAATCGCCGGAAGCCTCGGCATCGGACCCGACGGACTCCGCGAGCTGACGTTGCGGCAACTGCTGTGGATGGCCGAGGGCCTCGGGCGCGAGCGCTGGGCGCACACGTCGCTGATCTGCACGCTGATCGCCAACGCCAACCGCGACCCGAAGAAGCGCCGGCCGTTCACGCCGTCTGACTTCGACCCTTATGCACGACGAGATCGGTCATCACGGATGGTGGCCGACAAGCAAGACCTGGCTCTGCTCCGCGACGCACTCGAAGCCCGCCCCAATAAGAGCCCTCAACCGAAAGGCAACTGACCATGGACATCGCCGCCTTCATCGAATCGCTTTCCGACCTGTTCAACTCCGGCTTAGGCTTCGCCCTGATCTGGGCGCTGCTGGTCGGTCTGTTCTTCTGGCTGTCGAGCGCCTTCAACCCGTTCGAAGAGAAGTGGAAGCGGTGGGAAGGCTCGATCATCACCGGCATCAAGCTGGCCGAGAAACAGATTCCCGACAACACGCCCAACGCCGGGCTG